GCACCACCGGCTGGCTATCTTGCGCTGTGTTCTGCCAACCTTCCAACGCCTACGATTGTGGATGGGTCTGAGCATTTTAATACTGTGCTTTATACTGGCACAGGTGCAACTAACGCAATAACTGTGGGATTTGCCCCCGACTTCGTGTGGGCTAAAAGACGTTCTTCGGCGGCATCTCACGGGCTTGTTGACTCTGTAAGGGGTGCTGGACAAACATTGTTTTCTAACCTTACTGACGCTGAAGATACTGGCGACAGCAACTTAACATCTTTTGACACAAATGGCTTTACTGCTGGAACTGGAGGAAACTTCAACGCATCAGGTCAAACCTACGCAGCGTGGAACTGGAAAGCTGGCGGCACAGCGGTCAGCAACACCGATGGCAGCATTACGTCACAAGTGTCGGCGAATACTGACGCCGGGTTTAGCATTGTAGGTTATCAGGGAAATGGCACGGCTGGAGCTACTGTTGGACACGGCTTGGGCGTTACCCCTGACCTTTTGATACTGCGTAGGCGTAGTCCAGCAGAGGCTTGGCCTGTTTGGGTTGGTGGTGCAGGGTTTAGTGCCACGGAATATCTTAGGTTGCCCACCACAAATGCAAAAGACACTGCAACAACTTTGTTTAATAGCACATTACCTTCATCCAGCGTGGTTACGTTAGGGAATGGTAATTTCGTTAATACAAACGCTAGTGATTATATAATGTATGCTTTTGCAAACACCGATGGCTATCTGAAGGCTGGTTCCTACACAGGCAACGGCAGCAGCGATGGGCCTATGGTCTTTACTGGTGGGCGTGTTCAGTGGTTGATGGTTAAGCGCAGTGATAGCACCGGAAATTGGTATATGTGGGATGATGTACGCCATTTGGGGAACGATGTAGATAATGTTTTGTATGCAGATTTAAGTAATGCCGAAAGTGTCGGGTCATCATACGGCGTTGACTTTTTATCAAACGGTTTCAAAGTTCGGCACAGTGGCACAGATATAAACGCATCCGGCGGAACCTTCATCTACCTCGCCATTATGGAAACGCCTCTAAAATTCGCAACAGCCAGATAGGAGATAACCGATGGCATATAAATACAGTGGTCGCATCATCCGTGCTGGCAAAGCGTGGACAGACAATGACCAAATCCAGCACCCATCCAACTGGATGTTGTGGGATGACGCAACAAAAGCAGCCAAGGGGCTAGTCTGGGAAGATGACGCAGCCAACTTCGATGGGCGGTTCTACTGGTCAGCCGGTGTGGCTAAAGCACTGGATGATGTGAACGCTGTCGATGAAGACGGCAACGCCATTATGGAAGACGGCGAACAGGTCGTAACGCTTGGCTTAAAGTCACAAGCCATTGCCACAGTCAAGGCACAGGCAGGCGGCTTACTAGCCCCGACTGACTGGATGGTCGTGCGCTCTGCCGAAAACGGCACCGACATCCCTGCCGATGTCCTAGCCTACCGCGCAGCCGTTAGAGCCGCGTCTGGTACCATCGAGACAGCAATCACTGCTGTCGCTACCTTGAACGCCTTTATCGCGCTGTATGACGTTCCTGTGGACGGTAATGGCGATCCTACTGGCAACGCACCTATCAACGACTGGCCGGATGCAATCTAATGCAGATGACCAGCCTCGTAGATATGCTGCTTGGCCTAGTGGCTGCCGCTGGAGCTTGGTGGATGAGCGAGACTAGCAAAGAGCAAAAGCGCATCAACATCTTGGTCAACAAGACACGCGAAGAATACGCCACAAAGGACGATGTGCGCTCCGATATGCGTAACGTGATGGACGCTTTGCACCGGGTCGAGGATAAGCTCGACAAGGTACTCAGCCGCGCACCCTAATGTTTAAGGCGGTGGTGTTAGCCTGCGTTATAGGCGCACCTACCGACTGCGTTGAGTTCCACGATGTCCGTGGCCCCTATTACACCGAGAGAGAGTGCCGCAGCCGCGCTATGGAGATGTCCAGAGCGATAGGCGAGATAGCTAACCTGATGCCGATTAAATGGCGTTGTGACTTGTTAAGGAAGGGAATGTTGTCATAGACCCGATTACCATCACAGCAGCCGTCAGTGGGGCTACAGCGGCGTTTAACACAATCCGCCAAATGGTTTCGGCCGGGCGTGAGCTGGAGAGCTGTATTGGCGATGTGTCTCGCTGGATGAAGGCGGCGTCTGACATTGACCAAGCCGAGAAGCAGGCCAAAAACCCGCCGCTGTTTAAAAAGCTGCAAGGCGCAGACACTGTGCAGCAGGAGGCGCTGCAAGTTTACGCCGCCAAAAAGAAGTTGGAGAGCCAACGCGCCGAGCTAAAACAATTCCTGAATATGAGCTACGGCCCGCAGGCTTGGGCGGAGCTGATACAGCTCGAAGGCCGAATCCGTAAAGAGCGCCAAGAGATGATCTACAAGCAGCAAGAGGCCCGGCAGAAAATCCTAGAGGCTCTTGCGATAGGCGCGTTAGGCATTGTATCCTTCGGGATATTCTTTTGGATTGTATGGCTGGCGTCTAAAAATTGAGCGAAACAACAACCGGTTTAATTGGCGAGTATATCGCGGCAGCCGCTATCCTCGCGCAAGGGTGGCGCGTCTCAATGGCGCAACAAGACCGGGTAGATATGGTGGCTTGGAATGGGCAAGAGTTTCTTCGAGTGCAGGCAAAGACTGCGAGTTTATTGGGCGATAAGGATGGTCGATCTCCGCGTCACCATTTCCAACTTGGCCACGGCTGCAAAAACAAACATTTGCCGACAAAGGATGATTACGATGTTCTCTGCCTTGTTTCCCCAAATGCCCGAAGGGTCTTGTTCATGCCGGTTACGAGCATACGGCAATATAGTATGCGCCTGCCAGCGTCGCGCTTCACTGAGGCTGCGGAAATTGATAGCTGGGATAAAGCGGTCGATCACGTTCTGGAGATGAGGCGATGAATAAAGACGCACTGCGAGAGGAACTAGCCGAAGACGAGGGCTGTAAGTTCGAGATTTATTTGGATCATTTACATCTCCCAACCTTCGGAATTGGCCACTTGGTTAAAGAGCATGACCCAGAATACGGCCAGCCGGTCGGCACCGAGGTGTCAGAAGACCGTGTCCGTAAGGCATTTAATCTGGACATTGCCGTCACCATTGAGGACTGCCGCCGATTGTGCGACAACGTCGGCGTTGACTTCAACGAGCTTGATCTGCGCTATCCCGACGGCGCGTTGGCGTTGTGCAATATGTGCTTCAACCTTGGGTATCCGCGCTTCAATAAGTTCAAGAAGATGTGGGCTGGTGTCGCTGAGGCAATGGAAGACCCGAAGGCGTGGCTGACAGTCGCCGCCGAAGCCGAAGATTCACGCTGGTTCGATCAGGTGCCAAACCGTGCCAAGCGGCTCACCGCAAGGTTCAGGGCTTTAGCTGATGGCTAGGGCGATTACCGAATATAAGATCATCCCGCGTTTAATGATCTTTACGATGACGGTAGTTTATGTGCGCTGTATTGAATGGGCGCTGGCTATGCCAGATTTATCGACGCAACAGGCCAGCCTCATTAGCGTCGTGACCGGGGCTATGACAGGATCGCTGGCAGTGTTTTTAAACTCTGAGGGTAAGTGATGGAAAAGCAGATTATAACAGGTCTGATGGCAATCATTGTTGCCCTTGCTGGATGGAACCTCAAGACGACATATGACCTGTCGATCTCTGTCAGCAACATGCAAATCAGTCACGCTGACAAGGATGCCATCCAAGACATGAAAATGGCCATACAGCGGTTAGAGATAATTTTGTTAAATGATGCGAGCGAAAAATGATTGAAGCACTTATCGCGCCAGTGACTGGCCTGCTGGACAAGTTTATCGAAGACAAAGACCAGAAGAACAAGCTGGCGCATGAACTCGCCACAATGGCCGACAGGCACGCGCAAGAACTGGCCAAGGGTCAACTGGAGATCAACAAGGCTGAGGCGTCTCACAGGTCAATCTTCGTGGCTGGGTGGCGTCCCTTCGTTGGTTGGACGTGCGGTGTCGCACTGTGTTGGCACTTCGTGCTTGCGCCGTTTGTTATCTTTGCCAGCGCCTATGCCGGTGTGGCTCTGCCTGATCTGCCTCAATTTGATATGTCTAGCCTGCTAACCGTCTTGATGGGTATGTTGGGTTTGGGTGGGATGCGTAGCTTCGAGAAGATGAAGGGCTTAACGAAGTAAGGGGGCTTTTGCCCCCTCACTCACTTGTATAGATATTGATAGTCAAACCTATCGGCGGTCTGCATATCTTCAAAAACCACGTTGTAGCTTTCATCGTCAATGCGCTCGACGCGCCTGACCATAGCCGTGACCAGCCTACCCTTCGGGCCAGTCACGCTGACTAGGTCGTCTTGCTTTAAGTGTTCTGTCTGCATGTCATCTCCTACAAAAGTTTAAACGCTCTGGCTCGACCGGCCACCTTCTCAGCCGCGCCGCGCTCGACCAACCCAGACATCAGCCGGTGTACTTGGCTGAGGCTCTTGCCGGTCTTTTGCGACAGCTCATTGACGGTCGGTGTGTAGCCATACCGGCGGGTCAGGCGGTCGATGACGATACGCATCTCCGCCTGAGCCTTGGTCAGTGGCACGTCAATCATCACGCACCTCTTTGATCGTCAACGTTCCTTGGCGCGCAATCCGTGCGGGCTTGGCCGGTGTCGTCTTGGCCGGTTGAGCCTTAAAATTACGCATTGGCCACTTCACATAGTAGGCGGTATTGCCGACAACGCCGCTGGCCTCATCGTGGCTGCCCATACGCTCTTTCAACATAGCCTCAGCCTCATCAATGTCGCCCTCAGCGGCTCGCTTGGCGTCCTTGGCGTTGACCAACTGAGCCAGCCAGTCGTTGTCTTCACCCTCCAATGTGATTGGCGGCGCACCGTTATCGACGCGTGGGTAGGCGGTGTTGCCGTCGGCGCTGGACTGTATCGGATACCAGTCAACGTCAAACTTGCGGCGCTCGAACTCCTCAATCTCATCCGTGATGCGCGACTGCACCGCAGCGTTAGCCTGATACAAGAAGATGCGTAGCTCCACGCCGCCGTATAAGACGCACACAGCGCCCCACGTTAGTTTGGTGGCCATCAATTGCCCTTGGAGTTGCAGCGGCCCCCTGTGAGGCGCTGGCCGGTCTTCTGGCTTGCTGCTGGTGAGCTTGCTCTCTAGCACGCCCACGCCGTCCACCCAGACAGGGCCGTCAACGCAGTAGATGCCCTTCGACGGATCGGTCGTGACTTCATGCCCCAGCCCGCCGTCAGCGGTGCCGTCAAGCGACACGGCAAATGGTAACGTGTCGTGGAAGATGGCGTCATGCTCCAGCTTCAGGTCAGTCAAGTTTAGCCGTTCAGCGGCGGTGGTGAGGATGACGCCCTCCAAGGCGTCACCCCAATCGCAGGCTTCGTTGCCGTTGAATGGATTTGGGTTTGGCTTGCCTTCGATTGAGGCTAGTGCCTCAGCCAGCAAGTCGTTTGGCGTACCGTATGGCGACGCGTTCATCAGCAACGGTATGCGTGATGCCGTGACAATGTCGTCCGGTGTCTTTTTACCGACCATTGGTTGATCTCCTGTTTGGGAAGGCTTCGTAAGTTTCCGAGCAAGCATCAGATGGATTTAATTCGACCAAGATCGGTAAATCGTGAGTTATAGCTTGGTATGTGGCTGTACTGAGGGCGGTAGTTTTTTTTGTGTGATACCACCTGCCAATTTCTCCATCATCAGTAATTGCTGTGACAAGCCAAGGCATTTCACCGTTTTCAACTTCGATAATCAAAATTGCATTAGTGAATGAGCTGATTTTTGCATCCTCACTTGGAACTTGGCGATACTCTTTTGCGATATTTAAAACTACATTTTTCATTACTTTTTCCCTTGTCCTTTTCTAAGGTTTTGATTGTTGCCGTGTACTGGCTCAATGCCAACAGCCTGTTCTGGCGTCCAGCCATTTCTGATGCGCCAAGACACTGTTTGCGGGCTAATGCCGGTTTTTCTTGCGGCTTCTGATATTGAGTTAAACCCTTTTATTTTTATTGAATTAAACCAAGATTGCCTTGGCTCAAGACCAAACGCTTCAGCGATTGTCCATCCCTTAGACAATCGTTGCGTTACGCACCCAGCCCTAATACCGAAATACTTTGATGCTTTTGATACGCTGGGAAAAAACAAATCACCAACAATAATCTTATTCCCACGGCATGTAGGGCGGTCTCTTGTTTCAACCCCGAATATTTCTTTGGACGACCAGCCCTGCCTTTTTCGAGAATGATATAAATTGTCCGATATGCCGTAATGCTCACAAGCCTCTTTTATTGAAGTGAATTTTTTACCCATTACTAATATGGGTTTCCCAACAGAAAGTGTGGCGTGATGCTTTCCGTTGTACTTTTTTATATTTGCAGGGGGCGCGTCAATCTCAACTGCTTGCCTTGGCGTCCAGCCAGCCTTCAAAATCCTGTATCTGATATTGTGAATGCTAACAGGAAAATGCTCTGCCAAGTCGCCGCACCCATAATATTTTTTGCCGTTAATTTCATACAAATCACCGGCAGCTAATTTAAAGGTCGGGCAACCTCCTGATTTAACATTGTACCCATTTGGATATTTAGTGTTTAACTTTTGTATCCAATACCTTTCGGCACGGCTCAATGTTTTTAAGTTTTCGGTCTTATCCAGAATTTCAAATCTAAAGGCATCTTGACCATAAGTCCTAATAGCGTGAGCTATTGTTTTGGCACTTCCTTTTTTAGAGCTTTTAGCTTTAGCAAAATGCTCCGTGACACGCGGCTTCAAAGTTTTTCTACGAGTAAGCCCAACATACTGCATGCCGTTGACCGTATTAGTCGCAAGATAAACAATCATGCCGCACCCCCAAAGCGCACGAGAAGCGCCCAAAAGTTCAGCTCTGAGCTGACAATGTTAGTAAAAAAAGCCAAGCCAAATGCCATCAAAAACAGCATACAAATTGTGTCTTTAACCATTACCCTCTCCCATATTTAGATGGTGTCTTTAAACGCGCGTCGTCCTTTTTTGGAGCCAGCGCTGTCCATCCGTTAATGTGTAGCCGGTACGCGCTACACACGATCTCACCGCCAACCCAAGACTCACCGCGCGATATGTGCGTGATGAGGCTCTTGTGGTTGGTGCGCTTGCAGGCCAACGCGATTGCGTCATACCTGTCGTAAATTGGACCAGTCACAACTGGACGCGTGAACGGATTGCTCACGACGTACCAGAGTTTGACCCTATCTGATCTGATCTGTTTCATGCTGATCTCCCTTTCGGGCGGGGCTGTTAAGCCACGCCAAATTCGATTGCGGCTTCTGCGTGCAAGCAAGCCATTTCCTCATCAGCCAGATCGGCACGATACTGGTCATCACCAGTAAGCTGATTGCGCTGGGCTTCAGTCATCCACAAAATATGCACATCAAGATCGTGGCAAATGTCGCCGTCAGCATTACGCTCAATAGCCTTAAACTCTGCGGCTGTGTAATTCTTAGTGCGATCCCAATCAATTTTAGTCATCTGGTAATCTCCCTGATTTCCCGGTTTTGTCCCTCTTACCTATTATATATAGGGATGCTATTTACATATTGCAACAGCAATATTGCATTATTATTAGATTAATTGCAGAAAAATATCACTATGCCTTTAATCGCCCAAATTTGCCCGCTGACGGCATGTAGGTGTTTTGGGGCATAAGTGTACCAAAAAGAAGCCAGAAGCGTTTTTTGCTTCCAGCAACGATCACAGAAGGGTCATAAAATGAGTGAAGTTAAACCAGTTTTGTTGAGGCTCAGAGCCTCGACCATCGAAATGCTGAAGGCCGAGCTGGATGTGTCGGCTCATAGGTCACAGTCGTCGCTTGCAGATGAGTTGCTGGTTAAGCAGCTTGAGGCAAATGCACGCCAGCGCAATATGCAGTTTGAGATGGATCGCCAAGCGGGGCGGGCCTGATGCGTGCCGGTGGGGGGCGTGCCAAGGGGGCAGCATACGAGCGAGAAATCTGCAAGCTCATTGAGCTGGCAACAGGCAGGAAGTTACGCAGGCGGCTGTCACAATATCAGGAAAAGAACCTGAGCGATCTGGAGCCAGCGGATAACAAGCCGTTTCCGTTTTTAATTGAGTGCAAGCGGTATGCGAAGCTGTCGCCAAGCAATGACTGGTGGGATCAGATAGTCACGGCGGCTAAGTCTGCGGCTAATACAAATGACGCGCTGCCGTGCCTGATATATAAGCTGGATCGTCAGCAGACACAGGTGCGGATACCGATTCAGGCGCTTGCGGTGCTAGGTAACTCCAGCGCGGCTCAGGACATAGCCGAGGCATACGACTGGCGCTACACGGCTACGTTGGACTGGGAGACGTTTGAGATGGTGCTGCGCGAGCATCTGGCGGTGATGTGATGACCCGGCCAATGTATGAGACACAAACCGACCGCAATAATGAACAGCGGGTCGCTGACTTACTGGCGGAGAAGGGCTACAGCCTCGACAAGCTGCCAATGAGCTTTGGCTTGGACGTGGCCATCACCGACGATTTTGAAGAAAAGATTGTGGCGTTTGCCGAGATCAAGGCACGCACATTTGAGATGAATAAGTACCCGACGGCTATGGTGAACCTGCACAAGGTTATCAGGGCGCATGACATTTCCGCTTGCACCGGATTGCCGTCGTACTTCATAGTTCTTTACCGCGACGCATTGGTGCGAATAAATTTTGCCAGTGAGTTTGCGGTGAGAATGGGTGGCAGGTCAGACAGAGGCGATCCGGCGGATCGTGATGTCTGTGCCTACTACCCGATTAGTGGGTTCACGGTCGTGAGCCAATTTTAAAAGCTGAAAACGAAAAAGGAAAAGTTAAATGGCTTTAGGTTTTGTAAATGAGAACAGCGGTGACGGTTCAACAATCGTGCCGATTTTAAAGTATGACACGCGTGGTGGTTACATCATTAAGGTTGACCGACATCAGGACGAGGGCGGCACTTGGGTTAAAGACGAATCCGAGCTGGAGTATCCGGTCAAGGTCGCGATGGATTTGGAGAACATCAAGGTCGGCTGGCTCGGCTTTGTCGGTGGTGCGCCAGACTTCCATCTGGTCAACATCGGCGAGCCAATGCCAGCGCGTCCAAGCCCTGACCATAACCAAGGCTTTCAGGTCAAGCTCTGCAACAAGGAGCTGGGGCTGCGTGAGTTGTCTTCCGGCGCAAAGACTATGACTGTGCCGTTCAATGACTTACACAACGCATATGAGGCTCAGAAGGCTGATAATGCGGGCAAGGTGCCGGTGGTAGAGTTTACCGGCTCTGAGCGTTACAAGGTTAATACGCCTAACGGTGAGTTGACCTTCAAGAAGCCGGTGATGGTTATCTCCGGTTGGGTTGACCGTCCGGCAGCCCTAGATGGCGCAGCAGCGCCACAAGAACCTGCGCCGACAGTGTCTGCGCCTGCGATGGAAGCCGTTACCACCTCGGCGGCGCCAGTGGCGGGCAGCGACCTGTTCTAGCGCAGTAGGTCACGGCGGTCAGGGTTTCCTCCCTTTCCCTGATCGCCGTGGCCGCTTCAACAAAGGGAAAAAGGGTGAGGAAAGGGTTTTAGTGATGCAATTTGATTTATTCAATCGGTGGTCGAGGCGCACCGGATATAAAATGGCCGACCGCGAAGCTGGTTATCGCGGCAAAAAATTTGACGATGTTTGTTTCCAGCGCCAATTGCGCGACAGCTTGGACGACGGCAGGCCACGCGCGACATTAGACGGCGCAGTCATGCGAGAAATCTCATTTAAGGTAGCTCAAGAGTTTATCCTGAAATATGAGTGGCTTGGCACAATGGGTACGACCAAGTTCTCGCTTGGCATGTTTTGCGGCGAAGATTTACTTGGCGTTATGTGCTTTGGCTTGACCGCTGGCACTGGTGCTTTGTCTGAGTTGTTTGGTGAGGAAAATAAGCACTATGGCATAGTCTTGGTGCGCGGCGCTTGCGCGAGCCACGCGCACCAGCACTCAGGGAGCTGGATGGTTGGGCGGGCTAAACAGGAACTTGCTAAACGCGGGTATCTGTTCGTCATAGCCTACTCAGACCCAGAGGCGGGTGAAATAGGCACGCTCTATCAAGCAACAAATTGGAGCTTTTATGGGTTTACGTCTCCGGTAAATTACTTGGTAAGACCTGATGGCAAGCGTGTTGATCCAAAAATTATCCATAAATATGCAAAAAAACGCGGCATATCTAGCCAGAAACAGAGGCAAGATTTCATTGATGAGGGTTACGGATTTCAAAGGGGCAGCAGGAAGCTGAAGTATTTTTTGACCTTTGG